ACTCTACTGGGTTTCTTTGTTGCTTATACATTAAACTATTTAACTCTGAACCTGTCTTAGGATCTCTATAGACAGGACTCATAATATTTTGTTTCAATTTATCTTTGGCAACTTTGTTTAGATTTAGGCCATCAATGAAAGCATCTCTGCTGTCAATGTTAGCTACTAAACTGTCAAACATTTTAGACTGTGCTTCTTGTTCTGCTTTAGTCTTAGCTTCTTTAGCAGATCTTCCATATGCAATCACTGCGTTAGCTTGTGACTTTAATTCAGGAATTGCTTTAAAAGCTTTATCTTGAAGTTTGTTTACTGCTTCTGCATCTGCAATAGCTTCTAACGCATCTTCATCGCTAAAGTTTTTAGACTTTAATTGCTCAAAGTAAATTTGCTTTTGTAGATTAACATCATTTTTAATCTGTTCAGCATTTACATTTTCAAAGAACTCTAGACGTTGCGCCATTAAGATCGCTTGGTCCGTTTCATCAAACGCATCTTCTATCTCAAGAAAGCGTTTCTTTTCTGAGGGCAAACTTTGTCTCCAACGTTCTTCTTTGGTTTTAAAGTTTGTCTCTACTGTTTTAGTCATCAAGTCTTTGATAGTATCAAGAGTACCTGGTAACTCATCTAATTGTTCTACTTCTGCTGAGGTTAAAATACCTGCAGTAACTAATTCCTTCATTAAGGCCTTATATACTGCTTCACTTTTAGCAGCTGAAGTATCTATTTTTTCTGCTGCAGGTTTTCCTTCTGCTGCAGGTTTGTTTTCGTATGCTCCTTCTCCTTTTTCGGTTTCTACTGGTTCTAGTGTGAACGCATTATCAGATGACTCTGATGTAGTACCTGTTTCCTCTGATCCTTCCTCAGTAGCTTTAACTGCTGAGTTTAGTTCTTCGGGTGACATTATTTGAAGCCCATCAAATAAGTCGTTTCCTAATTCTGCCATATTTTGCTGTCGTTAATTGGTTACAATATTAAAATTATTTTTATAAAGAGGAGTAATAATTTTTACTTACCCCTCTATAGTCCTATAGCTTTATTTAGAGCTTGTAGGTTTCTTAGCAATAGCTGCACGTTGAATAGCTTCTCTCTCCATGTTAGCTCTCTGTGTTTCTGCTAATTTTTCCTCCTCTAAACGTACTTGTTCGTTTTTATAGTTTTCATCGATATCTGTACGGCGTAAGTCTAAGAAATCATCTATGCCATTTTTGTCTGTATCTATGCGAGCATTGTTATCACGTTGATGTCTAACTTCACTACCCATCTCTCTCATGCTTCCTAATTCTAAGTTAGCTTGTATTTGTTCACGCTTAACAGCAATCTCATCATCATGTTTCTTCATCTCAAAGTCACGTTGTGCTTGTTTATCTTGAGCTGCTAACTGCGCTTGTTCTTGCGCCTGTTTCATTTGTTTCTCTTCCATTGCTTGGTTTTCTTCTCTAATTTTTCTAGCAGAAGATTCAAGTTTCTTAGCAATTTCTTGCACAGATTCTGATTGAGAGATTGCTACAAGATCTGCAATAGTTGCTTGACCATTTTGAATAGCCGCTTGAGAAAGAGCACGTAAGTCGTTGTACAACTGTGTATCATTAGTAGAGTTAGAAACGTGTACGTCATACTCGGTAGAGACAAACTCATCGAATCTAGACACTACTTCTAGACCCATATCGTCTAGGATATATTGGCCTTTTTTAGGATTAGACTTGTATGCATATTTACAACACTCTAAGAATTTAGTAAGTACACGCTTGCGGAAGTTAGCATCGATAGCGAACCACTTCTCAGTAATGTTAGAAGTTTGAGTCATCTCGCGTTCTACATTTTGTACTGCTTCACGGTTACTGATCTCCCCTTCTCTTGCTCCTGATACTCCTGCTAGTTTACCTAGGGTAGTCTCAATGTCTAATAGTAAGTTTGTATACATACCAATAGCATTAGGATCTCCCATTTGGATCTGCTGCGCAGTCAGAGTATTAAATGCTCCTGCTGATTTACCTTGTGATGGGCCTTTTAAAATTTCATTAGTTGGATCTAACCATGCAAACTTATTAATAGTTACATAGCGCATCCATTCTTTAGGATCCCAACCTGATGGAATAAGCGAAGAGTTAATAGCAGTAAAGGCACCCTTATACGTGGCGATTTCTAGCTCTCTTTTATAGTAGGCGATATCATAAGAATATGCAAGAGGCTTCATAATGTCCATAAGGGATTGGACTTTGTAATCGTTGGTGGAGTTTACGGAGCCTACATATGGAGGAGTGCCTTTAGATTTGTTTACTAATGATTTAGATGCATAAGGCACTGGACGCATTAATGTGTAAATATGGTCAGCAATTTTTGTACCTTCCATCCATTCATTAACCCATTTCCATTCTACTACTTCTCCAAGTTCTTTCTTAGGTACATAGTCTTCTGGAACCCAGTCTTTTTGCTCTTGACCTTCATCATCAAAATAAGTCAACTCTCCAATTTTACGGCGAGATCTCCAACATACTTTTAACACACGCACGTTACCGTATGTATCAAAAGCACCTGCAAATGTTCTAGTTCCCATCTCATTAGGATGGAAGATAGATAGAGCTCCTTGCTCACCGTAGTAATCATAAACAGAAATATCTCGGTTAAGGCCTATACCTCCACCGCCTGCTGATGCATCTGTTTTACCACGCTCTAAGAAGTCAACATCATCTGCCGATAGAGTGTCCCAGTAATCATCTATAATTTGCCCAATAGATTTATACCCGTACTCCACAATAATATCCGCATCCTCAATATACATAGAGTTACCCCCCATGGTATAAAGATTCATTGGATTAACACGACGCATTACAGGAACACCTCCTAATACGCCACAATACATAATTTCTTCTCCTCCAACTAATAGATCTTCAAAAGTTTTAAGAAAAGTAAAATCGAAGTCTCCTTCTTTGTATTCTTTCTTTAGAATTTTATTAGATACTACTTCAGCAATATCTTGAAATTCATATGTTCTATATTTATCTAAAGCTTGTAATCTTTTTTGAATCTCTTCATCTGTAATAGACGTACTAGTAATCATACTAGTAACTTCTGTTTTAATTTGCTCCATTAATGCTTGCTCCTTGCGAGAGATAGCTTCTGAATCATTAGAAGAAATGTACGCTTTAAATTCTTTTTTACGTCTTGAGTATTCTCCCAAGAGTAGATTAATTTTAGAGTTCTCTATTCCTACGTGCTGAAAACTTGCAGGAAGTGATTCCAAATCTAAGTTATCAGGATTGATATACTTTTCGAAATCTTTAGAGTTAATAATATTAGCTCGTAAATTATAATTAGCTTTTTTGTTCTTAAAATTAGAACGTAGGTTTACATCAGATGTAAGTAAGTGTTCTGCGAAGTCAATGTTCTTCTTATACCAGTTATCATCTTTCTGCTTATCAGATAGTTTCTGTCTAGGGAAACTAATGTAGCCTTGCATCTTTACAGGTGAGCTCATAGTGATTTTTTATTTAAAACACAAATCTATGAATAATAATTTGAATCTATAGTTCCTACTACTTTCTTTTTTAATACTCCCATTTGTTGGAAGTAAGGATCATCTAAGAAAGTTTTTATTTGTTCTGCTTTTTGTGTGACTTCTTTATACATAGTAGAGTCTAACCACATTAACATACCTAAGGCAGAGACTCTATCAAAGTTTCCACTAGGATTCCACATTACTAATTCTGTTAGCATTGCTGGAGAGTAAACTGTTTCGTAAACTCTTGTCTCTGTCCTATCTGAGATTCTTTCTTGGAGCCAAGATTTAATCATGTTACGTGCCTCGGCATTTACTGCTCCTGAGGCATTGATACCTTTAGCTGTGTTTGTTCCTGCTTTATAAGTATCACTTGATCTTAGCTGATAAGGTGTATCTGCTAATAAGTAAGTACATTTATTCTGATCAAAGTAGTTATATAAACCGATAAGGTTTTTCTCATACATCCCTATCGCGTTGTAATATAATAATAATTTTCGACATACCTCATAAAAATCTTTAGCTTCTCCTGTACGTCCTGTATACTCAGCAACTAGTTGACGAGTAAGTCTGTTCATTACTACTATAGATGGCAATGAGTCTGTAGTCGATTTATCTTTATCAACAACGTCAATCCCAGCGATGTATACATTACGAGGAACTATACCTTCAGCATTTTTTTGAGGCTTCATCCATATTTCTATAGACCCTTTCTTTTCGTCGTTTTTACTAAGAGGAAACTTGCGGATAGGTTCAGCATCTTGATTAGTGTAGAACTCTGGCTCGTTGCTAGCATTAAAAGATATATGGCCTTTAAACGAAGCTTCAGTGTACTTCTTGTATTTACCTCCTTCGACTTCAGCTAGTTGCTCTTTCAGCAGTAGTGTAGGAAAGAAGGCGCCCTCTAGTACCAAGAATGCTTCTGACGGCATCTCTGGACCATTGATAATTTCTGTCTGATATACTGTTGGGTCAGAAGATTTCTTAGCTATCGCTCGTTTATTCTCGATG